CATTTCGGGAGGGGAAGCTCGATATACCTGGGGGCACTGGGTAGTGGAAGAGATTGGGAGAGTCGTTCTTGAAGCGGGGAAGCGCAAGGAGCGCGAGATACGCTGGAAGCCCCGGAGCTGGTTTCACCCGAAGCAGTTGATCGTCTTTGAGGATAAGTCCCGCTATCGCTGCATGCGTGTAGGTAGACGTGGGGGCAAGTCGTGGTTCTGGGCCGGGTGTTTGGTTGATGAGGGCTACAAGTACCCGAAGAGTACGCCTTTATTCGTGACGATGAGCCGCCAGGACGCCCGAGACATCATCTGGCCTGCGCTTGACGCGCTGAACGTGGCGTTTGACTTGGGGTTAGAGTTCAACAGGGCGACTGGGGATGTGACGATGCCCAACGGGTCGCGAATTATGTTGAGAGGAGCGGGGACGTTACGTGAGATCAACAAACTCCGAGGAAAGAAGTACCCGTGCGCAATCATTGACGAGGCACAGGCTTTTGGATCTGATCTTGACTACCTCTTGGATCAAGTGGTTGAACCCGCTGTTGCTGACTATCACGGTTGGATTGGGGTTTCGGGGACTCCTGCGGTTGCTCCTGCTGGCCCATTCTATGAGATTGACCAGGGAGAGAATAAAGAAGCCTGGTCCCACCACTATTGGACCTTCCTAGATAACCCCCATATGCCCAATCCCGAAGAGTTCATCGCCAAAGTGATGAAACGACGGGGCTGGGATGAGAACCACCCTGGTTACCTCCGGGAGTACATGGGACTGTGGGTCCATGACAAGGACGCCCGTGCATTCAAAATCGACCCCCATCGGGACATCATACCTTCTTTCAACCCCGACGCGGCTTGGGATTGGGATTACGTTATGGGGATTGACGTGGGTTTTAATGACCCTTTTGCCTTCGTCGTCATTGCCCAGAGTCAGCTACTTGGCCAAGCGTTTGTCATCGACTCTTACGAAGAAGAGGGCCTAACGACAATGGAGGCCCTGGTTCGGGCGGAGCGCTTCTGCCAGGAATACCCCATCACGCGTATTGCGCTTGACACTGGGGGCGCTGGGAAGCTCGTTGCTGAGGACTGGAAGAAGATGAGCAATCTTCCGATCGAAGCCGCCAAGAAGACCCATAAAGCCAGTCAGGTCTCAGTTATCAACGGTGATTTTTCAGCCGGAAAGGTTAAGATTTGCCGCGACAAGAACATCAAGCTCATTAGCGACCTGATGGTACTCGAATGGGATAAAGATCAGGCTGAGCGGTCTCGCTGGGTCTACCGTCGTGGGTTTGCGGACCATTTGGCGGACGCGCTCCAATATGGATACAACCTATGCTTCCATCACACCTACGACCCCATGATCGATAACCGTGTCGCGACCGGGAGCCCCGAGTGGTACGAGCGCAAGGAAGACGCCATGGAGAAGTTCCAGATCGAGCAGATGCAGGAGCAGATGAAGGACACTGGCGACATCTTCGACCTGCTCTGACCGTCTACTTGTAATATTCACCCTCTTGGGTCCATACTCGCCCCGATGGGCGACTTCGATTTCGCAAGCGGTCACTTTGCGCCGACCGATGTCTACTGGTGGACGTACAAAGACAAGCGGAAAGTACTCGAATCGCTCAATAGCGACTTCAAGCTCCTCACCAACGACAATCAGCGCATTAGCGCCTATGAGACCTATGCGAGTATCTACTCGAATCGCAGGATCGACTCAGGTGGACCACTGCTCGCCGCTTACGGCGCTGCCTACGCTGTAGACAAAGGTAAGTATACCCGTTGCCCCTACAACCTGATGAAGCAGGTCATAGATGAGGTAACCTCACGTATTATTAAGACGCACCCGAGGGCCAGGTTTATCACCCATGGGGGTGACCTCAAGAAACAACGTCAAGCCACGATGATGGAGCGATGGAATGACTCGCAGGTCTACCGTTTGCATCAGAGTGAGAAGTTCGAGGCTGTCATCAAGGATGCCTGCATCTACGGGCTTGGCGCACTCAAGGTCACAAAGGCGCACAAGGAAGACAGGCTCGAAGCAAAGCGTGTCTTCCCCGGCAATCTCTTCGTAGATCTTCAAGAGACGATCTTCGACCAACCAACGCGGCTTCACCATCGCGTCTACGTTCCGAAGAGCGCGCTCCAGATGTTCTTCCCGAATAAGAAGGACAAGATCGCAAACGCGGGTTCCGTCTCAGACCACGAACGCTATGTCAGTTACTATGGCCACTACTCCCAGGGCACCCAAGACATGGTGGAGTTGGTCGAGAGTTGGCACCTCCCTTCGTATGAGGGCGCCCAGGATGGACAACGGCACCTCTGGATTGAGAACACGTTGCTTCAGAGTGGTCCCTACCAACGCCGTCATTTCCCTTTCGCTTGTTTCACCTGGAAGCAAGACCCTCACAACACCTTCTATGGCACGGGCTTGGGGGAAGACCTTCTTGGCGTTCACGTAGATGCGAACGTCACTATAAACCGGGTCAACACTGCCATTGAGTTCGCGTCCGTTCCGCACTGGACCTACAAAAAGGGCACAGTCAGCGAGACGGACATCACGAACGCGCCGGGAAGTAAGATTCCCTACACTGGCGACCAGCCTCCACAGTACGTCGTTCCAAACTCGGTTCCGAGCGACCTGCTGACGTATGTTCGGGAACATGAAGCACGCGCCTACAAGATTGCAGGGTTAACGTCTGCACAAGCGTTCGGGGAACGAATGCCGGCTGGGCTAGAGACCGGTCGTGCTGTGGAGAACTATTTCAACGTAGAGAGCGTCCCCTTTGCAACGCAACTACGGAAGTTCGAGTACTTCATTGAAGACGTGGCGAACGCCAACGTGGCCGCAGGTCGAGAGGTCTACGAGGCCAACAAGAAGTGGTCTGTTGTTGTTCCTGGGGACCGGAACACGATTGAGAGCCTGAAGTGGAAGGATGTGGCCCTCGATCCGCGAGAAGACTCCTACGTCATTCGGGCGGCTCCCGCATCTGCGCTCTCGGAGCTACCCGCAGCGCGGCTTGGCGAGGTAGAGCGTATGAAGCTCCTCATGCCGTTGCGTATGAGCGAGGACCGTGTCGCAGACCTCTTGCAGATGCCGGATCTCGAAGCGGATAACGACCTCTTCACCTCCGCCAAGGATAACGGCAAGGCTATGATCGACGAAGCGCTTAGGAGCAATACCTACACGCCCCCGTCGCCCTTTATGGATCTTCCCATGTTTATTATCGATGCGAACGAAGCAGAGCAGCGAGCAGAACGCATGAAGTTACCCGAACAGAATATCTCTACCCTTCGTAGGATGATTCGTCGGGCCAACGAGCTGGAACAGAAGAAACAGCAAGCGAGACAAATGCAACAGATGGGTGCGATTACTCCTGCCGCTTCGCCAACGGATGAATCGGGCGTCAGTCCGAACTCAATTACCAATCAAGCGAATCAACAGGTAGGACCACAATGAGCGAAGTATCACCAGAGACAGTCACGCGACCACCCACATATGCAGCCGGGGGAAACACCTTCGACGGAGCCCCCGAGCATGTAGAGCCCGAGGCGCCCGCGCCCATTTCGGTAGACAACGTAGTTTCTAAGCCAGAGGAAACCGTTGCCGCCCCCGATAGCTCCATCTTGAGCGACAAGATCGAAAAGATGCTCAGTAGAGAGCAGAGTATCGATCAACGTCGTGAGCAGGAAGAGCAGTACACGGCCATGCAGGAGGAGCTTCGTGTCCTTCGTATGCTCAAGGGGCCAGACTTCCAGCAGCAATACAACGAGACCTCAAAGAAGGTTGAGGCTGCCGATGACGATCAAAGCAGATTGATGAAGGATCTCCAAGCGGAGCTTCACGGCATGAAAGAGCGTCAAGACCTACTTCAGACTGAGCTGAAGCGTCGTGAACAGGATTCGGAACTCCAAGAGGCATCGAGAGAGATGGTTGCTTGGGTGAAGAGCAATGAAGAGCACTTCCCCCTCATCAACTTGATCGATCAACAGCCCTTGGTGCTTCAGAAGATTCTGAACACGAGGCAGCAGACCGGTCACACCATTAGCGAAACACAAGCAGCACGCGACATAGAGGAGGAGTTGACGGACATCGTTACGCGATGTGCGCCGCTTCTTGGATTCCAAAAGAGCGAACAAAAATCGGAACGCGAAGACACCATCTCAACAACAACGTCCGGCTTGAATATTTCAGAGCCCGTCGATCGAGACAACATGACCGACGTGGACCACTTGCAGTATTTGATTCGGCAACATCAAGGGTAAAAGAAAATGGCAGCGCCAAGTACAGAAGTTGGCTTCGACCTATTAGGTCAAGCCGCACCGCTTATGAAGCGGTATTACGACGATCGGCGCGTGTACCAGATGGCCTTCAAGAACCGTCCCCTGTTCGCTTGGATTCCAAAGAAGACAGGCGTCGTTGGTGGTTCCACCGCTGGCTCCGGCTATGGTGGGTATCAGGTACCGATTACGATCGATGACATCGCGGGTGAGTCCGCAGTATTCGCAAGCGCAGTTGAAGCGCGTGATGGCGACAGCCATCGTGTGTGGCAACTCGACCGAATCAAGCGGTATGCAACTGCAACTATTGATTGGGAAACCGTTCGTGCAATGAAGAACGACATGGGAGCTTTCATGACGGCGATTACGCCGCGCATTGATAGCGCCATCAACCAGCTCTCGAACACCATTGCGATGGGTCTTTACCATCCTGATGGCTCAGGGCATCGTGGCATCATCAAGACGGGTTGGACGCCGGATGCTGTTATCGAACTAACGCCGGAGACGGCACATCTGGCGCGTACCTGGAGTCTTCGTCGAACGCTTACGGCTTCGACGACGGCAAGCGGTGGCACGCTTATCACGGCGGGTGGTGGTAAGACCAAGGTTACTGGCATTGATCTTACAGCGGGTACGATCACTGTGGAGGACTACCTTCAGATCACCGGTCTTGCGGCAACAGACTTTCTGTTCCCGTTGGGCGACTACACGGCATCTGGCGAGACGCAAAAGTTCATGGATGGGCTTGGCGTCTGGGGTCCAGATCCTACCTCAATCAGCGGTGGCGACGATCAGGGCGGTGTAGACCGCTCTGTGTGGAAAGAGCGTTTGCTGATGCTTCATGCTGATGTGGCGCTTCAAAGCACGGCTGGTGATGGTTCGTTCGTTCGTGGTTGCCGTCAGGCTGCTGCGAAACTACAAGCCAACGAGGGTTCGCCCGACGCCTTCTTCGTTCACCCTGACCGGTGGGCGCAGATTGAGTCGGACCTGGCCTCACAGTCGCGATACGAGATGATGATGGGATCGGACGGCCGCACGGGCTTCGACTCCATTGTGATCAATGCGGGTGGTGGGAAAATCAACGTGGTCGCAGACCCGTGGTGCCCACCCAACACCGGATACATGCTCCAACGTAATACGTGGGAGCTGTTCTCGATTGATCGTGTGCCCGACTTCGTGTCGGATGATGGCAACCGCCTTCACCGTCTCGAAAACGCAGATGAGGTTGAGTTCCGCCTTGGTGGATACTTCAACACTTGTTGCAGGGCACCTGGTCACAACATGGTCGTCAACTTCTTGACCTCCTAAGTTCACAGTAGTGTGAATCCCCGTCCGTCTGGGCCATCCCCCGGCGGGCGGGGGCCTCCAACGGGAGTGGCGAATGCAAAAGACACTGAGTCAGCTTCGAGAGGGAGCGAGGAACAGGGCCGACATGACCCTCGACTCGGACTCCGTAGACGACACAGAGGCCAATCTCTACGTCAACGAGGCTTACCACGAGTTATACGATTTGATCACGAGTGCCGACGATGCGAGGCAGTTCACGGTCAATGCCACTATCCCGCCACAAGTAGGAACGTACTCGTTCCGTCTTCCAAGCGATTTCTATCGTGTTGTTTCGTTGCATGTGCGCAGGGGCGAGTACTACGTGCCAGCCTTGCCCGCAGATCCATCGATGTATGCAGAGCTAGCAGACAACCCGAGCGAGATCGGCCCTCCAAGGTATTTTGTAAGATGGGACATCAACACGGGTGAGCGATTCGTCTTTGTCTTCCCGGCCCCTACACCGGAGACATTGGCCATCACCTATTGGCCGCAACCTGCGGAGCTGTCATTAGACTCAGACAGCGTGGACAACCCTTCATCGTGGCTAGAGTTCGTCACGGTGTCGGCTGGAATTAGGATGCTCGACAAGGTGGAGCGAGACGCCACCGCGCTATTGTTAGCGAAGCGCCAGCTAGAAGCTAGGATCAGAAAAGCTGTATATGCATCCGACTTCAACAGTCCCCGAATGATTAGGGATGTCGCTCATCGTTATGGCTTCGGCGGTTTCGGAGGGTACTACAATTGGTAGACACGAAGCCATTACTCAAGGGATTCGGAGCGGCGGCTGATGTCGTAGGTCAGATTGCAACTGACAAAGCGGTCAACAGTCGTCGTGTTCGATCCAACTTCTTGCAGTTTGACATTACGCAAGGCCAACTGATTGAGGATGGTGTTGTCCCAGTCGTAACTCCGCCTGTGACGAAGGTGGAAGTTCCGCATCGTCTTGGCCGTGTTCCGGTGGGGGCCATTGTGCTCAAGTCGTCAGACTTCAACATCCACATTACGGAGGCGACAGAACGTACTGTAACGGTTGATTCCCCGCCCGGCACAGTGTTCACTATCTGGGTTGTATGACATGCCGCTTAAGCGCATTACCAAATCAGTTCTTCTCCACGATGGGATGAGTGACGACGTAGATCGGTTCTTACTAGAGTCGCCCGCCGTTGATTACGCGGAGAACGTTCGTTTCGATAAGCAGGGCGTGCTTAGTAAGCGTCCTGGTTTTGGTCCATCCGAGTTGACGACTGTTCAGAGCCCGTCTGGCACCCCATCCGTGTTACACGCGATTAAAAGCAGCCTGCATGCGCTTACTGACGATGGAGCGCGTTCGTTTGATGGTTCGTCATGGACGGAAACTAGCGTGTCTGGGTTTCTGGGCACGCAAACGTCCGTTCTAGAGACGCCGCCGGTTGGCGGCATGGGGCACATAGATCATCTCGTCTATCGTTTGAGCGGAGAGATAAGCAACTACGTGGTTGCTTATGAGGTGCGTGAGGTGTCCACATCAGACACGACTACCGGGTCTTGGCAATCGACTCCGAAGCACGTGGTTGTGCAGACATACGATCCCGATGGGAACTTCTTGTCTCAAGAGCGCATTGAGAATGCGAGATCACCAAAACTTTTCCTACACCCATTTCAGTCAGCGTATGGCGATGTCGTAATGGTTATTTATCAGGACATTGCTACCGACTTTCTTTTTTCCAAATCGGTCGAATCGATTAGTACTTTTTTCCCGATAACCAATATGGGAGTTGATCCATCCCCTACCTTCGGAATGGAGTGTCATGCGTCTCTTATAGAGCATGATCTGAGTTACATCCCAAACCCCGACTTTGCATCGCCTATGTGGTATACCCGGCTCGGCGCATCAGCAGACGGCCATGCCAGGTATCACATAGCGGTGGATACGAACAATGAGCGGCTGTTGATTTTCTACCAACACGGTGGCGGCCTTGAGCTGGTGAGAATGAATGCCAATTTCACTGCTCACGAGGAGGGGTCTACGATTCAGACGGCGTCTTCCGTTTCTCGTTGGGAGGCCTTCGATATTCACTATGTCGCGAGTAACATTATTTATCTAATGTACGGTCGATATGCGGGGACAGACCCAAGGGACTCGTCTGTTTGGCTCAACCGTCGTGCCTCGATTGACACATTCCCGAATGACTGGGGTCCGTTTGTGGTGCTGCAAAACACGGGAGCTGGCACAGACTTCTATCCGCAAACTCATACGCATGGCTGTCTTGCGGTAGATACGTCGTC